TCTGCGGCGCGGCGGGGAGGGTTGCAACGGTGCAATGAGGGACCGGCAGGTACGAGCCGAACGCCCCGCCCGTACGCGAGGCCAGCGTGTTGAGGCTGGCGATTAGTTGTTCGCCCAGCAGCGTTAGCTTGCCGGTGCGGGGATCGAAATAAACCCCGTCTTGAGGCAGCGCCGCAACCGGCGCGCGCGCGGCCATTAAGCCATCTCCTCAGCGGACGGGTTGACCCATACGCCCTGCACGGCAAACCCAATCGGATCGCTGATCCGGCATTTGAGCAAAAATCCATATTCGGTCTCGGCGCGCCCGAATTGGAAATCCTGCACGCGCATGGAAAAGTCGCCTCTAGCCGGCAGATCGATGGTCCGCTCGGCCCCTTCATCCGACGCCCAGGTTTTCCCATCGTCGGCCGAGTAATCGACCATCATCGCCGGCGCCGCGCCTTGGCCCGTGAGCGGCTGGGCAAAGCAGCGGATATTCCACACCAGCCGGTTGACCGGCGTGCCTCTAGCGACGGGAACCTTGACCGTGAACACGCGCTCAATCGGATCGCCGTCGTCCGTATACGTATCGGGATCGAACGCCCAGATGTACGGCGAGGAGGCCGACGCACAGAGCACTTCGTTGAAGGCTTGCGTCACGAAACTCACGTCATAGGAGTTTTGCCCGTAGCGGGTGCGTTGGTGCCAGGTCTTGCTTTCGAGATCGTAGACGAAACCGCGTTCAAGGGCTGTTTTCAGGCCACAGAACTCCTTGCTGCCGTCCTTATACGACCACGCCTGTCCCGCTTCGATTTGCGCCGGCGTTAAAGAGCGCAGCGCTTCTTCCATGTCGCGGTTGGGGATCGGAACAAGCGCCGTGCCTGACACGCCATAGGCGACGCGATCGTCGCCGATGATGATCCCGCCCGCGCTGGTTCGCGCGAAGAGATCGCGCCCGGCGATCCCGCGCCTTTGTGTCCCGGTCAGCGGCGCGAAGGCTTCCGCTTCCGAGCCGCCGGTCGGCGCCCAAAACTGCGTCGAGCGCGAATTGAAACTCGCCAGATAGCCGCCGACCTCTTCTTGCGCGACGATGGGATCGGAAAGGTAGATGTCCGCCGCCACGCCGGCGGAATCCCAATCGAACGGATCTCCGGCTTTCGACCAGTTGAAAGTGTCGTTCGCGGAATCGGCCGCCAAGAGGCGCGAGCCGACAACGGCGAGGGTTGAAGGCGACGACGGCGCGTCCGCGTCGGTGACGTTGGCAAGGCTTGAGCCATCCCAAACCTTGAGCATGGACGAGGCCAGCATCGCGAGGTTTTGGCGAAACGCGCGCATCTTGACGACGCTTCCCCCCGAAACCGTGCCGACATCGGCGGCGGCATAGGAATCGGTCACCTGATAGAGCGCGCCGCCGGCGGGCGCGAACAACATCCCGTCGCGGCAACCGGGCTCGGAGAATAATCCCCGCACATTGCCGCCCAAGGTCGCGCGGCGCACCCGTCCTGGCGTCGGCGCGATCACGTAAGGCGAGCGCGTCGCGGCGGCGTCTGGGTTCTTCTCGATGAGGCAGTTTTGCAGCGTCAGCGGGGTAAGCCCGCGCGCGGAGCGGTTGTCGGTGGAGGGAGCAAACGGGAAGTAGGGCATTTAGCGCGCCCTCACATCCGGCTCTTCCTTGCGCCGCGACCCGGAATAAGCGCCCACGACGCCGCCCGTCAGCCCAACGCCTTCGCCAAGCGCTCTCTCGTACGCGGCGATGAAGGCGTCATAGCCGCCGATCTTGTTCTGCGCCATTGCGGCGAGAAGGTCTTTGGTCTGGGGCGTGTTGGCCTGGCCAAAGAGCCGATTGCCAAGGGCTTCGTTGACGCCCTGGTTGTAGATGCCAGGCGAGCGCAGCCGGTCGTAAGCGGCCGCGCCTTTGCGCAAGAGCCATGGCTTGACGGACCCGCCCGATTGCACAAGTTCAGAGATGAACCCTAATTCGTCCTCGCCGCTCGTTAGCGATTTGATGTCTTCGGCGAGGGGCGTGGTGCGCGAGCCGGTGCGGACAAAGTTGTCATTGCTGGCCATGCTAGCTTCGCGCGACACGCGACCAAAGAATTTACGCGCGTTGGCGGAGCCGCCCAACGCTTCTGTGAGCTGGGCGCGAAGGTTCTTATCGCGCACCAGCCTGGCGACAAAGGCGGTGTCGCCCCGGTTCACCTTCTCGGCGATCGCGCGCATAACGCCGACCATCCATGCGTCGCGATCCGCGCCGGTCATGGATTGGGTAAGGCTCGCAATCTCGAAATCGTCCGCCTCGAAGACGCGCGTGCCCTCCTTGACCATTTCCTCTTGGCTCTTGGATTGGGCGACGAACTTGCGCGCCTCGCCAAAGGCCGGAACCTCCGCATCGGCCAGTTTGTTGAACTCGGAACGGTTTTTCTCGTAAGCAGAGCCAAGCGTCGTGCCCTTGCCTTCGCCTTCCGCAATGGAGCGAAGGCCGCGCTGGTAATAATCGACCGCGCGCACCGACACGCTCTCCGGGCCGCGCCCAATCTGTGCAATCTGCGCTTCGATCTTGGCCTTGGCGGCGGGGTTGTTCGCATTTCTGGCGAGCGCCGCTTGAAGCTGAGGAATGCGCGGATCGGCCGTTCCGGCGCGCAATGCCTCTATTTGCCCTTTGGCCGCCCGTGCATCGGCGATGTCGCCGGCAAGCTTCTGCACTAGCGCGCCGTTGCCTTGGCGCTGGGCGGCGCTGATTTCGGCCTGAATGCGCAAGAGTTCGCTGTCGGCGATTTCCGCCGCCTTGGCGAGCGCCTTGTCCTGAACGCCGCCGCCCATCATTTGGGGTTTCAGATCGCGGGCGAACACGTCATCGGGGATGATGTCCTTGTAGGCCGTATCGTAGAGCGGACCTGCCTTCGCGGATCGTTCTTGACCGAGGCGTTCGAGAAACGGGCCGATCTCTTCGATGCCTTGTCGCCCGCCAACGCCTGTCGCCCTCGATGCTGCTTGCGTGACGCGCTGCCCAACGCCCGCCTTTCGAGCCGCGAAGGCGTCTTGCGCAATTTGTTGGCTCGGGCCTCTCACAGCAAAGAGAGCCCGCGCGGCGCGCGGCCCCGGCTCGCCTAGCAACTCGAATAGAAATTCTTCGGTAGAGCCGCCGCCCGCCTGAACCTTGTTCGCCGTCGCCTGCAATTGCTGCGGCGTGATCTTGGCGTCATTCATCATGCGCCCGATCATACGCAGAGTACGCTGGTCAGCCGTTGCGCCCCAGCGCGACATGATCCCGCCCAGCGCGCCGAACGCTTTGCCGGTCAGCCAACCGCCTGCGCCAAAGAAGGCCGCGCCCGCAGCACCCGCAGCAGCCCCGCCCGGCGCACGCGCCGCGCGGTCTCCCACATCGCCTTCGCCCGTACCGAAGCCATAGAGCCCGCCCGCCGCTGCGCCCGTCGTGAGCAGCGCGGCTCTGCCGCCCATGCCAGCAGAGCGCAGCGCTTGATAGCCCTTGAGCGGAACAAGCATCCCGCCGCCGATCTCCGCAGCCGTTCCGGCTATCGGGCGTTCCTTTTGGTACTGCGCCGCCTGGGCGCGCTCTTTGTCGGCGATCTCCTTATAGGTGTCGCCATAGGCTTGGCCAGCCGCGCCTAGGCGCTGGCCCAACGTCCAGCCGCCCTTGTCTTGATCGACAACAGAGTAACCGCCCTCTGTCGGGTCGAAGAACGCCCCCGCGCCCTTGATTGCGCCCCCGACGCCGCCGGAAATCTCGTCGGCGAAGCCGAACGATGAGCCCTGATTGACCTTCGAGAGCGCGCCGCGCGTTTCAGTGTAGCGATCCGGGCGCGTCTGCTTGGCGATATAGGCGCGTACTTTTCGCCGGGCGAGATTTTCATCGTCCGTGTTCACTTCGTAGATCGTGCCGTCAGGGCCTTCGACTTCGATCATGGGGGTTTAGTCCAGCTTGATGCGGCGGGGCGCGCCTGTCGTTCCCCCGCTGGGGAGGCTGTCTTGTGATTGCGGGCGCACCAAGCCGCTCTTTGGCGTCCAGTATCCGGCATCCGGGTAAGGGGGCTGCTCGCCGATGATGATGGCGGCGGCATTGGCGATACGCTTACGGTTGCCGCCCTTCTTCTTGAGCGTTTCGTAGTTGTCGCCAAAGCGCGGCTGGTTAGCGCGCACGAACCGTTGTGCTTCGCTTTCAGTTACAGCGGACCCAGCGAACGCGGGCATGATGGATTGCTCGAAACTTTTGGAGGCCGCTTCATAGTCGGTATAGTCCTGTCCGCCCACGACGCGAGAAACGCTGCCGCCGTCCCACGGCGCCGCCTCCGCAAGGCGGGCGCCCCAGTCCTGGCCGTAGGGCGTGCCTCCGTGTGAATTGTGCGCCTTCTTCTCCGCAGCATCCATCTGTGTGAGGGCTTCGATCATGTTCGGAAAGGCCAGCACGATGCGTCCGCGCTGTTCAGCGCCCGCAAGCATGTTGCCTTTGGCGCCGGGTACTGTCTTTACGTTGCCCGTCTCGTCGTCAATCAGGAATGGCGAATCCGTGCCATAGGCGGCCATCTCCTCTGGCGTTGCTGGACGCCATTGCGTCCTGCCGCCGCGAGAGCGAGCCTCGATCACCCGGCTGTGCCGCGTGTCTTCTGCGAACTTGCGTTCTTCAAATTCCAGATCAATCGCCTTCTCAACGCTCAGCGCTTCATTGATGAGTTTGCGGGAGAGGCCGGGGCTCCACACTTCGGGAACGCCTGAAACGTCAACGCCATTAGCGGCGTATTCGGCCCGCTTTTGCGCATAGGCCACTTGACGCTGGTTGGGCGGGAGTTGTTCGATGGCCTGCAAATCCATCCCCAGCCTGGCGTTGCTCTCGCGCGCCTTGGTGAGTTTTTCCTCATTGAGCGCCTTGAGCGATTGAGCGAGTTGGCTCACTTCCTGCGTCGGGCGGTTGGAGCGCACCGCAACGCCCAGCGCGCCCTTGTAATCGCCGCTCGCGATGAACGGATTGACCTCCTTTGAGTAAGCGCGCTGATCGGCGCGCTCGTCGTACGCGCCATAGGACTTGGCGGCGTCGAAATCGCCATAGCGCAGCGCGGCCTTCTCCGCGCCCTCGTAATTGTCCGCATCGATGTAGGATGAAAGTTCGCGCTGGTAGCGCTTGCCTTTGCGGCGCGCGCTTTCTTCCTCGATGGCCGCGCCAACGTCGGGATAATACCAGCCGTCGATGATCTGACCTGTGTTGGGCATGGGGATTAAACCGATGGAGTGGGTGTCGGCGCGCTCGACGAGTTGTCGCGGTTGTTCCACCAATCGTCGATGGCGCCGCCGATCGTGCCCCCGACATTGTTGAGCGCGACGTTCCAGGCGTTCGCGCCGGCTTTCGCCGCGTCCGCCTGCGCCTTGGCGTTCGCGCTATAGGCCTGCGTCGCGGTTCCGACGAAGGACTGGCCGCCGCTGGCGATCTGCGCTCTGGCGCCATAGCCGCGCTCGACGTCTCGGCCCAGCGTGTCGAGATAGTCGCCATAGGCGAGGTTTCGCCCGGACGCATAGGTGTCGTAGGACGAGCCGTAGCCGCTTTGGCGGTTGGTGAAATAGGTCGCGGCGTTGTCGTAATAATCGCGCAGCGCGTCGGAATAGGTGTCTTGCTGGCGGCCATAGGCGCCCGTTCTTGTGTCGGCGAACTGATCGTAAGCGCTGTTGCCGCGCGTGTAATATGCGCCGGCGGCCTGATCGTAGGCATCCGAGCGCTGGTCGTAGGCGGTCAGCCGCTCGCCGGTAAATGTATCCCACGCTTGGCCAAGCTCGTCGTAGAAGATGCGCGACGCGCCGGAGAGATCGTCTGCATAGGTGTTATACGCAACCAAGCGCTCTGACGCGTAAGGGTCGTAATCCATGCGCGCGCGGTCGCCCTCATAGAGCGCGCGGTCCATCGCGTATTTCTGGGCCACGTTGCCGATATTCTGCGCGGTCTTGCCAACCTGCCCGGTGACGCCGCCGCGCGACAGCGCAAGATTGATAGCGCTATCGCGCTGTGCCTGAGCGATAGCATCCCACGCATCGACCTCGCGCCCGGAAATGTCGCGGCGCGTGGCGTAGCTGTCGTCCGCCAGCGCCATGCGCCCGCCATAACCTAGCCCCGCAAGGTCAAGCGAGTCCTGAAACCGCGAGCCGGCGAGTCCGGTGCGCGTATCCAGCCCCTCGCCGGCATAGCCAAGGCGCGTATCGAAGTCGGTGCTGGCGCGCCCTTCGGCGTCGAGGCGCTCGGTTCCGGCAAGCCCAAGGCGCGAGGTCAAATCCTGATCGGCGTAGCCCAGTTCGCTGGCGAAGCGCTCGTCCGCACCCGAGCGCGTCGCCGCCAGATCGTCGTCATTGATGTCGGTGAGACCCGCATAGGTGTCGTCGATCAATTCATAGCGGTTGAGGAAGTCGTCCTCATTCATCTGCCAGAGCGGCTGATTGTAGAGATTGGCGAGCGCTTGTTCGCGGGTGACCGTGGTGGGCGCGGCGCTCGGCGTTGGCGCCTGCTGCGTCGTGGTCGTGGGCTGCTGTTGCTGCTGATTGCGGCGCGCAAGCAATTGAGCGATGAGGCTGGCGAGACCGCCGCCGAGCGGCGCGCCGCTCGGGGCTTGCGGCTGCTGTGTCGTCGGTGCTGTCGTCGGCGCGAAGCTATAGGGCGCGTAAGAGCCCTCGCCATAGGTCAGCGCATCGAGATAGGCTTGCCCCTTGTTCTCGCGCTCGATATAGGGCGCGAACAGCGCCTCGTTTTTGGCGCGCTGTTCGCGCGCCAGTTCGATCGATTGGGCGGAGGCGTCCGCTGTTGCCTGCGCGCCCTTCTTGGCGGCGCTAGACGAGATAAGCGCGCCGCCAACCGTCGCGACCGCGCCTATTGCCGCTCCCGGCATTCGACCACCTCCATCCGTCCCGGCTCAAGGCGGATGATGGCGTCCGCAATGTCTATGATGACAGGGGCGTCGCTCACCAATTCAAGTTCCGCATAAGCCGCAAACCGCGCCCAGTCATTGTAAGCCCACAGCGCTTTGTGCGGCTTTCCCGCCCACGCCATGGACAGCGCCGCGCCAACGGCGCGGTCGTGCGCCTCATCGTCTGGGTGCGTTGGTATTTTTGAGCCGGCCGCGATCTTTGCGCGCTCTAATTCTTCGTTGAACCAGTGCCCAAGCGCTGGGAGTTCCGCATCGAGCGCCCGCCACCGCTCGAGGTGCAAAACCTGAAACGAGATGTCCACCCTCTCACCGCTCGGCGTGGGCCAGCTTTTCTCGCGGCGAAACGATTCCTGAAATCCGGCGTGACGCGCTAGCGACCACGCCGCGCGGTTGTTAGCTGGAACGCGCGTGCGCAGCTCAAGGCAGTCCGTTGCCGTGAACATGAAGCGACGCGCCTCGACCATCGCAGCGAGCGCGCAGCGCCCGCGCCCCTCGGGCAAGAATTGACTATGAACCTCAAACCGGCCTGGCCCATGCTCGTGAAAGAGGAAGCCGCCGTGCTCGTTCGCGACCGCCACCGTGGACGGAACCGCCATGATCGGCCCGTAGTCAACCGGCCCCTCACCGCCTAGCCACGGGCGGACTTCTGGATGGTTGGCAATTTCGTTAAGAAAGGCCGCGTCGGTTTGGAGATGCAATTGCCCCATGGATGGAGTATAGGGGGCAAGGTCAAAAAGGAGGGCTCAATGCGATTGGCTGGGTTTTTAGCGCTGCTAGCGCTGGCGGGTTGCGCCTCTTCCTCAGGCGTGTACGCGGTTTCTGAGCCCGACACTTACAAAATTACCACCAGTGCGTGGACCAGCATGGGCGGCGCCGGAACCGCTCAAGGCGAAGCCGTGAAATCCGCTACAAAGCACTGCGCCTCGCTCGGCAAGACAATGGTGGCCGTCGATAGCAGCAGTGATTCTCAGCTTACGCAAGGCAGCAGCGAACTGACGTTCAAATGCGTATGACACTTGCTCCCCGATCTTCTGTCCCTACCATTTCACGTGAAGCGGGAAAGATCGTCTACACGGTGCTGGCGTTTGTCACGGCGCTGACGGGGCTCCTGGGTCTCAATGCCTTCTTTCCCGACAACGGGGTCAGTTGGCATATGCCGCTGCCCTTGGGCCTTGGCCTGCTGGCCGGGGGCGGCGCAGCCTTCTATTTGGTTGTGCGCTTGGGCCGCCGCTTCGGCTTAGACGAGGGCTGAGCCGACTTCAAGAACTGGTTGAGTTCCCCACGCTCGCCTGCGGCGGCGGGGATATTCGGCTTGATGTCGGGGTAGCGGTGAGCAAATGGCATGACCATCCGCCCGGCGGCGAAACCCTGACCGGTGCGCTGCAGCGCTTCGGCTTGGGCAAAGCTGTTCTTCGCATCCTCCAAGCGGCGGTAGTTGGCCTCGGACCTCTCCGCGTCTAGCGCCGCTTGCGCCGCCGCTAGTTCGCGCTTGGCGTCCTCGACAAAGGGCTGCATCGCCGCCGCCTCGATCCCTCCCAGCGCGGCATAACCAAGGTCGGTCCCGCGATAAAGCGAGGGGCCAGCGGGAAATAGCGTTGAAGCGTCCGCTACGTCCTTGGCTGTGCGCGTGGTAAAGCCTTGCTCGGTGCGCGCGGCCTTGAACGGGACATTCTCGCCCGCGCCGCCCTGGCGCCAGAACTCGTTGATGTTCTCCGAGCGGCGGACGGCTTCTTGGTTGGCGGCCTGACGCCTTCCGAGGCCAATCCTCTTGCCCGTTGGAATTTGCACAGGGTCAAGGTTGAGCAGCGCGTCCACTCTCGCGTTGCGGCCGAGCGCCTTCTTTTCGACGTTCGATACGGCGCTCAACCGGCCCAGCCCTTTTGGAGCGAACTCCGCGAGCGCCACGCCGCCGCCAAACGCCGCCATCGGTCCCCACTCACGTAGCGTTTCGGTGGCCCCACTAGGGCGCGTCGTGGCGAAGGCCTCCTGCTCTACAAGAGCCTGTAGGACTTCGCGCTCCTTGGCGAGCGCGGCGTCATTGCGTGCACGCACCTGCTCAAGATACGCTTCGGTCTCCGGCCCCATGCGTCCGTCAGGGCGAACATTGTAGCCCTGCTCGATGAGGAATTGCTGCTTTTCCGCGACCGAGCCGGTCGAGAGCTTGCGGTTGACCTCTTCCATGTCGGCGATCCGCGCGCGGGACTCGTCCACTGGCGTTTTGGCTCCCGCTGGCGCGGCATAAGCCGAGCCTAGGAGATCAAACTCGCCGCCGCCCCGAGCGATCATCGGCCCTTCGCTCGGCCGCGCCTTCGGCGGTGGAGGGCCAACGCCAAGGCCCCTGAACACGCCGGCCCACTTGTCGGCATCGGCCTTGGCGCTCATCTGCGCCTGGCGCTCTTGCTCGATAAACGGCTCTAAATTCTCCGCGCCGAGCGTAGGCGAGGCTTTGTTTTGATCGTAATTGTCCGCCGCCATGACGAACGGCGCGGACGCAAAGGGCGCAGCGGTGGTGGCGACGCCTTCGAGGATGTCGCCGCCGAGCTTGGCGGTGTCCTGCTTGCGCGAGTTGAGCCAGTTCTGCGCGGAGCGTCCGGTGGCGTCGAGACGATACTTCCGTTCGTCGGGTGAGGCATATGGATTCAGGGCCATCAGCGCATGTCCAACCGGCGCCCACAAGCTCTCGCTCCGCGTCGGCGCGGCATACATCTCTTCGCTGCGCTCTGGCTGTTCAAGCGGTGTTTCAGCGTACCTCGCCGATCCGCCCAGCATCGCGGGCTTCAGCCCTTCAAACGGGTCTACAGCGCCTTCTCCAGCCCCTCTAGGAGGAGGCGAACCAAGGCGAACATTAGAACGAACGCGCTGACCCGAAGGCCCGTTTCCAGCAGCGAGAGTTTCACCTTCAGCATCTTGCGGCGATAGTACCGCAGCCGCGCCGCCAAGGGAAGCGCCGGTCGTGACAAGATCGCCTGCCCGCTTTTTCCAGTCGTGCGGCTGGATGATGTCGGGGTCGAGGGCGACATAGGAATACTGGCCGGGCTGTTCGTACTGGTTGCGGTAGCGCACGCGCTGGACGCCAACATCGCGCAGCGCTTCGCGGGCAAGGCGCGCATCGTGCTGTCCGGGCGGCTTGCTGTAAGCCTCGCTCATTCGCGCGAGAACCGCATCCGCCTCTTCTGGCGACAGGCCCTTCACGTCGCCGCGCGTGAGCGCGCCTTCCCATTTGCTGGGGTCCCATGTGTCCAGATCGGGCACTTCAATTTCCCGCCCCTTGCCGAGCGTCACCTTGTCTACCCACTCGCCTTTGACGCCTAGCGCGGGGCGCTGCCCGATGCGCACGCCATCGCGCGTCGTGACCATGCCAGGGACATCCAGCCGGGCTTTGGCTTGCTCCTTTGAGCCAGCGTGAAGGCCGAAGCCTTCGCCCAAACTCAGATCGGGAGAATCGCCCTTGACGATCCATGGCGCATCCGAGCCATGATAGGCAGTCTTTGGGCCAGCAATGCGAGGCTTGAACGGCGCGGCCTCTGCATCTTCTGCTCCAAACAGAGAAGCGCCTGCCCCGCCTGTTGCACCAACGCCCAGCCCCAGCATCTTTCTGAGGTTCACGTCCTTGTCGTTGAAGATGACGTAGTTGGAAGAGCCTTCGCCAGCAGAACGAGAGCCTTGGTCGAGATAGCGCGTTCCCTTGAGCCCTCGCTCACCTAGTTCCTCGGTGCGAAACTTGTCAGCGGGGCGATCAAAGACGCTGTTGCCTTTGATGATCTCGGCGCCGGTCGCGTCGCGGCGAACTCCGACCATCCGGTTTAGTTCATGAGACCGTTTCGATGCTTGGTTGATGTCGAAGTCGCTGATCTTGCCCGTAAGCGCGCCAATAAGCCCGTCGTCAACGAGCCTCTCGGTTGCGTCGTATTCTTTGCGCAGCTCTGGCGTCCAGCCGAAGACTTCTTGCACGTCATCTGGTTGTCGGTACAGCGGCTTATCCCAATCCAGATACGGCCCTTCGGGGAGGTCTACTTCGTAGAGGCGGCCTAGCGGTTTATAGCCCTCGTCCTCCAGCAGCTTAAGCGCCATATCGTAGCGCGGCAGTATTTCTGCGTTGCGGGGATCGCGGGCCGCATAACTGCGCTCAAAGCGTAGGTCTTCGATTGCCCTTAGCCGTTGCTTCTCCGGCGTAGACATGCGCGATAGCGCATTAAACCTGTCGTTCGCCATTTGCTGTGCAGCGCCAAAGTCGTCGCGCCCGTCTACGGACTTCGCGCCAAGATTTTGCTGGTAGGCCTTTGCAACGCCTGGGCTCTCCGCAAAATAAAGCCCATGCCCATAAGCCTGCGCTCCTTCTCCCGTTCCCATCTTAGAGAAGTCGAAGCGGTCAAACGTGTGCGGGCTGCCGTGATAGGCGAGGATACGGCCTGAGGGGGCGGCTTCGTTGGTGAGCTGGCCGAGAGCAACGCGCGATGGCTTAAGCAGCGGAACCGCCTCTGCTTCATCGCTTGCTCCAAACAGAGAATACCCCGTAGCGCCAGCGCCTAGGGCGAGGGGCGCAGCAAAATCAGCCGGCGGGAAAGGGCCTTTCTTGCCGGATTTGGCGAGCGCACGCACAGCTTGCGCGCTCATTCCCGTTTCAGACGCGATCTGTTCGGCTGACGTTCCGCCTTCTGTTAGGAATTGTTTCACCGCCTTACGCCTTTGGCCGAGCGCTACTTCAACGTGGTTTTTCGTCTTGCCAAGTCGCTCGCCAATCGCGGCGGGCGCCACGCCCTGCCCGAACAACTCGGCCGCACGCTCCGGGAATCCCGAACGCGGTCTGCCCGCCATTTTCCCGTCAATGAAGCGGTTGAGTTGATCGGGCGTGATGTTGAGATCATCCGCCGCTCTGCCGAGCAGGCCAGCGTCGCGGTCAGCCGCGAGGTTCTTGCGCAGTCGCGTTGCAATGACCGTAGCGGACGCCGTCGTCATGCCATAGCGGTCGGCTATGTCGCCAACTACCCCGCCCTGCCTTGCCGGGGTGTCCAACTCGTCAATCCAATCTAGGATCAGGTCGCGGCTCTTGGGCGTGTACTTTTCACGTGGGTAGGGACGTTGCGAGGCGGCCAAAGTCGGCGCGCGTTCACCCGGCGCGCGCAGGATCGCGGCGCCTTTCTCAGGCCCCAGTGTGACGCCCTTGAGAGCCTCTCTGGCCTTCACCTTCACCTTAGGCTTGGGTTTGATCGGGGGAAGCTTGCCCGCCATCTAGCGGCCCCCAAGAAGCGAGGCCAGCCCGGCAAACAGCGGGTTGTTCGGCGCGGGATCGTCCTCGCCGTCTCCCCACGCTTCCTCATTGTCGTTGCCGCCGCTCTCAGGCTCGATGCGGGCCTCCTCGAAGGTGACGGGCTTGGACCATTTCGAGTGCGAAACGCCCGCCAGAGCGGCTTGGGGCGCGATGGGCGGGGCCATGGGCGGTTGGCCCATGTTAGGCAGCCCCATCGGCGGCGGACCGCCCATCCCCATCCCCATGCTGGGGGGGCGCGGCGGCATACCCGGCGGCGGCCGTCCGCCCCGCGCTAGGAAAGCGGCAAGCTCCGGCGGGGTTCCCGCCATCGGGCGCATGAATTGCGCCAGCGCCTCTTGTAAGCGCCTGCGGTTCTCGGCCTGCTCTTCGGGGTCATAGTCATACATCGTCGATGGAATCCATGCCCCAGCCGGTTTGACCGGCGCCGCCAAGGTTGGACAGGCCACCGTCGAACACCGCATCTGGCGGCTTCACATAGCGCGCGCGAAGGCGTGAGCGCCCCGCCCGCGCCAGCGCTTGATCGGTTGGGGAAAGATTGGCGCCGTACTCGCCCTCAAGCCGACGCGCGAGCATCAGCGCCACGATTGTGTCGAACTCGTCAGGGAACGGAAGGTCGTCGTCTAAGCCCAGATCGGCCACGCGCGCCCAATTGCCAGTATCGGCGCGGAACACCCAACTGCGCTGTACGCTTGCCGTGGAGATCGTGATGCTCGCCGCGCTCTCGATGAACAGGCCATTGCCGGAGAGCACGATGTTGGAGGTGGCCGCCGTCCCCTTCACGTCCTTGATCTCGACGCGCGCGCCGTCCACGGGATGTTCAGGCAGCGTGATCGTAACGCCCGTGAGGCACAAAAACCGCACCGCGCGCTGGCGACCGCTCATCTCGTAGGATTCATCGATGACGACGGTCTCTACGGGATGCGAGCCGCCAAAGCCGACCAGCGACTTGATGAGGTCGCCCAGTTCGGTGAGCGCGTTAGCTGCTTGCGCGCTGCTTGGGTTTCGTCCGATCCCCAGCACGCGGAGCTTGCGCAGGCCTAGCGTTATGGTCTGCCGCGCCGTCGCCATCCCCGCTCGCCTCCGTTGCCGTGTCTTCGCCGCCTTCAAGAAGAGCGATCTTCTCGTTCTGCGCGGCGACTTGCGCTTCCAGCTCGATTGTAAGGGTCTTGAGCGTTTCGTAGGCTTGGATAAGTTCGCCTTCCCTCGCTTTGAGGCGGCGGTTCTCTTGTTCGAGTTCCCCGACGCGCTGAGGCATCTTGTTCGGCGCAAGCGCGGCCTTCTTGCGCTCGGGCTCGACAACCGGCGTTGCGGCCATTACGGCGCGCATCTCGTCATTGATCTCTAGCCAGCCCGGCTCGACGTCTTCTTCGGTTGCGAACAGGCGCCCTTCGACGGCGCCGGCCTTACTCAGCCGATAGAGGTTCTTCGGGTACTCGCTCGCCATCGGTGTTGCTTTCTTCTGCTGGCGGCGCGGTCAAATGATCGAGCAGCCGTCCTCCAAAGTTAACCTCGCCCGCATGCGTGAAGGGAAGCGTCGGGTCCATGGCGATCTCAAAGCCCATCTCGCGAGCCTTGAAGCAAAACGCGATGTCGCCCGAAGCGCGCTCGCCGCCCATGAGCCCACGCTCAAAGATTACCGGCACTTTGCCCGCGCCGACGCCGACCGGATCGAAACAATTGCCGTCAAGGTAGGCTTTGCCGGCCATGCCTTCGAGCACGCGGCGCGAAATCTTCATGAAGCCGGTGGGAAGGCCAAGGATGCCGTTGCGCACCACGCCGTCTTCGCCCGCTTGGAGCGTCACGCCCGGTTCAGTCTTGAACGGCCAGCTCGGCGGGTATTCCTTACGGGGATAAACGCCCGCCACCACGTCGCCCATAAGGACGGAGAGCCGGGCCAGTGCTTCGGGCGGAAAGCCAACGTCCGCGTCAATGAAGACGAGCGCTTCGCAGTTGGTGTCGAGAAACGCCCTCACGCAAATGTTGCGTGCGTCATCGACATGCACGCAGCCCATCAGCAGGAAGTGGTCGATAGCGATCCCGCTGCCCATCACCAGCGGCAGCGCCCTGGCGATAGAGGCGACGTAGTTGCCGTGGAGGTTATTCGCGGGGGTGGCTATCATCACATGGGGCGAGCCTTCGACCGGTGACGGCGCGTGATAAAATTTGAAGTCAGGCATTCAACATCTCCGCGAACGCCATAGCGCTCTGATCGTCGGCGCGCGCGCCAAACCGGGGTGTTGCGTCGCCTTGCCGGCCAAGCAGGAGCGCGCGCACGCGCATCGCCGCCACCCGGTACCAGTTCATGTCCACGTTTGGAGGCAGATCGATGCTGGTGACATAAGCGCCGTTGCGCTCGAACTCGTAGCACTCCACTTCGCCGCCACGATAGGGACGCACGGTCTTTTGAACAACGTAGAGGGCCATTACGCCGCCAACTCCCTCTTCTGTTCTTCCAGCCACTCCATCATCTGCGCAGTCACGCTCCAGTTCGGCGCGATGATGTGCGTCATGCGAATGGTTGGATCAATGAACACCTTGCCGCCGATTTGGCGGAAGAGGTGGCAAAAGCGCGAATCCTCGCCCCAACTCGTCGGACTCTCGAAGAAGGCTGTGCGCTTGGTCGAGTCCGCCACGCCCGGCGCGCTCTCACGGATGTAGTGATATTCGTGAGGCAAGGCGGCGGCCATGCGTACAAACACTTCGCGCTTGATCGCCGTGAACGCGGCGCCGACCGTCTGCACTTCGATGAGGCCAGAACTCGGCTCGCGGTTGATGTTCTTATGGTCTAGCCACTTCACGTTCCAGACGATGGGCGTGACCTTGCGCGGACAGGCGGCGGCGATCACCTCCTTGTCAAAGGAAAGCAGCTTAACGAGCGCTCCGCTCTCCCAATCCATATCGCCGTCGATGAAGGCGATCACGTCGGCCTTGGGCTCAAGTTCGAGCGCGCGAAATACGCAATCGTTCCTGGCGATATGTGGCAACGAGCAGCCGGGAACCACTATCGGCTCCATGCGCCAGTCGGCTTGATTGAGGAGATATTCCTCGATCCGCAGGCGCAGCATAGTTTCCCAGCAAATCTTGCCATCGATGAGCGGCATGCAGACAGCAACGGTCTTCATGCCGCCTTCTCCGCCAGCAAGGCCTCAGCCGTCGCCCTCGCCTCCGCATAACGCGCGTTTGGCGCGCCGTCAGCCTTGCCCTCCCAGTGCGCCTGCACCTCTGGCGTCCGCATTGGATTGATGCGCCCGTTGAGCATAAAGGCTTGCTTGGTCAGCGTCTCCACCGCGGCCTCGTTATGCGCAACGCCCATGAGCGCCGCCGCAGTCCGCGCGCGCCTTGGCGCTAGCGCCTCGTAGACGCTTGCCCAGAATCCCAGTTCGCGCACCGCGCCGGGGCTATGCCCCTCCGGCATGGCAAGCATAATTGGCAGCGTTCTTGCCGCTGTCGGCCTGCCCATGAGGTCGCAGACATCGGCAAACCAAACGTCGGAGAACCAGTAGGGAAAGTACGGTGGATTCACGAAGCCCTGCGCGGCTCTGATCTTGTCGGCCATGGCGCGCGACATAATGGGCGCGGCCACCATGTCAGGGTTCACGCCTTCAATAGAGGCCGTGTATATCGCACCGTCCTTGACTTGTGCGCGCAGAATGTCGTCCCAGCCCGGCGTCTCGAACGTCACATCGTCCGTGCACTGCAAAATGATGTCGCCATCCGCCTTGGCAAAAAGCGCATCGAAGAGCGCCCCCAGCGTCGGGTAACGGGGCGCGATCAGGTCGTAGACGTGCGGATGGAACTTCTGCCTTAGATATTCGGGGGCCATGGACAAGAGGTCGTCGTCGTCAATGCCGACGATAATACGCAAGTGTTCCGGCTTTGACGCCGTGGCAATAGCGCTGGCGATCGTGCGCTCCGCGCCGGCGCGGTTGGCGCGCGTCGGGAAGATTACGCAAACGCGGCGCAGGTCTTCCGCCAAAAACTCTTCACGCGCTTCCATGCCCCCTTGCTGACGCTCTCGAAGCCAGTCCGCGAGGTTCGCCCGCACGGACCAGTTCGGAGCGATGAGGTGCTCAACGCTGGCCTCAGGGTCGATCCAGATGCGCCCGCCCATCGCGCGCCAATGATCGCAAAATTTCATATCCTCGCCCCACGCCACCGGGCACTCGTAGAACGCCACGCGAAAATCTTCGTCCTCGCGTCTTTGGTGCTTGTAGGAAGGGTCTTTTTGCGTGAGCCACGCCTCCATCTCATCGAACACCGACGCCTGAATGACGGTCAGCGCGCCGCCGATGCGCTCGGCCTCGATATATTTAGTGGGGCCATGGCAAAGGATTTGCGGGCTAGGGCGCCAATTGATGTTCCACTGAACCGGCCCCTCTAATTTGTAGGGGATCGCAGCGGCGACAAACCGCAACTCTGGATGCTCTCCCATATTGGCGAGGATGCGCGCGATGAGCGCTCCGTCCCAAACCGTATCGTCATCGGCCTGAACGATCACATCGGCGCCCCACTTGCGCGCCCTGTGAACACACTCGTTGCGCGCATAGGTCGGCAGCGACTGCCCTTCGATGACGACCATCTCAACTTCGTGGCCGTCCATGCTCAGCCGCAACTGATCGCGAAATAGACAAGCGGCCGCTCGGAAGAACGGCCGCCCGTCTTTGGTAGGCATGCAAAGGGCGATTTTCATGGCCCTGCCTGATTCGCTTCGTTTGGTTACCGCGCCCTTAACTTTAGGCGCCGGCGATGAAGTTGTAACTCACCATGTTGTTGCGTATCTCGTTGAGCAGGACGCGCATGGCGGCAACGTCGGTGTAAAGCAGGTTGACCGCTGTCGCGAGCGTTAGCGTTGTGACCCCGGCGGGGTCCACAGTCGTAGCGGTCAGCGCCACCGTTGCTTGGTTTGCGCCCGACTTCTGCGCGACGGGCGTGCCGCCCCAAAACGCCACAAGATCGCTGCTGTCTTGGCCGAGACGAGTGCCGTCTACGTCGCCGTTAGAGAGTTCGCGTACTGCCATTTTCGTTTCTCCGGGTAGGAAGGAGTTGGGGGAGAGCGTGGCGCGGCGGCGGAGCGCTAAGGCTCCGCCGCCGCCCTAGGCTTAGGCGGCGCCGGTCAGGCGAGTCGCCTCGCGCGGGTCAATCGTCTTGACGCCATAGAGAATGTCGAGACGATAGTTGCTCACATCGTTCGTGCCGTCATAGTACGGGATCATCCGCACGCTGAGGTTCTTGTAGCTCTCGGAAACGACATCGACCGCGCCGGCAGGCCGCTCCATCGGCACCATGGCGAGCGCGAACGCCCCCTTGCGGAACACCATGTTTTGCGAATAGCCCGTTGAGGCCGTGCCCATGTAGACAATCGCGGTGTCGTTCGTCACATCGGCGCTGACCGTTTGATACGGGCCAGAGGTGATGAGCGGGGGCGAGACCACGATGTTGGTCGCCGAAGCCGCCGAGGCGTTCGTGGTGACGTTGGAGACGACCGCGAATTGCTTGAGGTGCGGCAGCGTCGCCTTGGTCACCGGGTTCACGTCGTAGACGCCGCTGATGTGGAACACGTCGCCCGCCTTGAGGAGCGAGGAAGTCGTCCAGCCATCCGTCGCCAGGGTTTGGGTCCAGGTGTCCTTCACCGTCGCATAGGCAGAGCCTTGGGTTGCGCCGCGCGTGAGCGGGGTGCCGCCGTGGGCGCCGACCGTGTGCGTTTGCACGTTCTGCGTCGTGAACATCTCGCAGCCGCCGACCGGCGGGAGCTTCGCGCGCTCCAAGGCGGTCTTGGCGGTGTCGTTGATGTAGAGGCCGGTGAAGTTGGCCAGGAGGCCCCAGTGGTCGGCCGGCGAGAGCAGGCCCATGCGCGCTTCTTGCGGCACGGCCAGCACATCGAGGCGTTCTGGCGCCTTGGCGAAGTCGGTGTACGAATTGACCGGCGGCGAGGTGACGCCGGTGGAGTTCGGACCAACCCAGTTTGGCACGTCCTTATAGAGCAGCGCCAAGTCAATATCGACTTGGTTGGCTAATTGGATCATCGCCGGCTTGATGTAACGTTCGGAGAACTCCGAGATCGTCAGCGAGAAGTCGGCCGAGGCGAACTTGAAGTCCACGCCCTTCTGCTTGTTGACGGTGATCGACGTGTAAGATTCCGTCACGTCCTGGATGTTGGCGGTCGCGCCGTCGCGGACGGTGAATTGCACCGGTTTGCGAATGCGGATCGTGTCGCCCGGCTTGTTGTTGTTGTGGGACGCCCCGAACTCGCCCTCATAGCCACGGTGGACCATGTTTGCGAGCACGAGATTGTTGTCGAGTTGCATCAACGCCTCTTTGGCGATGACGGTGGGGGTGATGAGTACGTTAGACATTTGAGGGACCTGCTCCTAGGCCCCGGCTCAGACGTAGCGCCCGCTCTGACGAGCGGCGTAGAAGTCTTCGACGGAGGCCTTTTCGGCATCGAAAGGAACGCCCCCGCCCCTACCGTTGACTGTCGGTGCGGGCGTTGGCGCGTTGGCTGAAGGGTTGGGAGCGGGCGCCGGAGCGTGTTGCTCCGGCTGCCGTTTGAGATTGGCGGAGATTTGTGCGTCGATGCGGCCAATCGCGAGCGCGCGCCGCGTCGGGTTCATCGCCCGAAGTTCGTCCCGCGCTTGTGGCGACGAGCCGAGATATTCGGCGACATAGACCGCATTGTCGGCGTTGGTGACCAAATCCATGGTGGGCCGGTCAATCCGCGATTGCAGGAAACTCAGCGCGGCTTGGAATACGGGCTCGCCGTACTCGTTCACCCCGCCTTGCTCGGCTTCGGCGATGGTCGTTTCCCACCGCTGGCGG